TTTGCCTGCATAGATCTTATGGCAGTACGCAGAGGCGTTCCAGCCGTAATCTTCAAAGTCCTTATACATCTGCTCTACCAGTGATGTAGTTGGAACAACAAGGAGGACTTTTCTACTAGCATTTACATGGTATCGAATGATAGAATAAATCATCAAAGACTTACCAGATGCAGTTGGAGAAAGAAGTAGTCTCCGATTGTATTTTAGTGCTTCGTAAATTGCTTTATATTGATAATCTCTTGGCTTGTGAGGTGTGCCAAGGGACTTTACAAAATCAACTATACCTTCAGGAGAAACTAGTTCGTTAGTTTCATGAGGGTGTCCATAGAAGTCACAGTCAGAGTGTTCATAACTATACCCTCTTTCATTACACCACTCCTCCAAATAATCTACAAGACCACAATATAATTCCCCTGTTCCTGGAGAATAGAGTCTGATTTTTCCATCCCAAAACTTATTACGATACTGAGGCATGTATTTGGCATTGGGTACGTCAAAAGTAAAGTATTCGGCTAATTCAACATTGATATGTGGTTCAGTTACAATTTTCAAATAAACTTCGTTCTTCTTACGAATCTTCAGATCCATTCTATACTCCCGATTTAAATCTCTCCCATTCGATTGCATTCTTAATTTGATAGGAGCGATTACTTACCATTTTTAAAATGCTATCAAGATAAGTGAGTATCTGTTCTATGTAGTCCAGTTTGTACTGTGCCTTTTGAATGTCCTCATCAGCATCGATGAACATTTCAACTTCATCTTTAGTGGTTAACTTTAGATCAAACGGAACATCTTTATAGATTTCTTTAGGTGCTTTGCCTTTGTAATACTTCCACTTATCACGAACAAGTGTCCTGAGTTTGTATTGGTTTTCTCTTTTCATCAGAGAAAATGTGTTGTACAACTCAAAGTATTTCATGTGCAATTGTGGAACACGGAGAGATTCTTCGCAGAGAAGATCGGCATCCATCTCAGAATCTTTCTTCCACATTTCCTGTATCTGTTCTAGATTCATAATAAAGTCTCAAGTAATAATATTATATCATGTACCTTCTGGATTCCACCAAGATTTGGTTCTCCGTCTTGTTTGGCCCTGTGGTCTAATTTCGTAATACATATACGCAAAAGATACTTCTGCCGTCATGAAATTATTGTCAGTGACTGTTGCATCAAACTCTAGAGTTGATAGTGATGTTGGAAACATGTCTGTAAACACAATATCAAAATTAGAAGTTAGGTTATTTGTTTGTACAATTAGAGTCCCGTCACTGAAGATGTTGCGATCTTTTTGACGATCTTCTATTCTTTGAACTGCTCTTTCAAAATTTGCTCTTTCGGCAAAACTGAAAGGAACACCAAGAGCTCTCATCCAGTTATGTACTTCAAGATAGTTTTCTAAATTTTCATCAATCAAAAATTTGAAACTTAGTTCACCATATTTAAAATTTCCTTCAATCGGAAACGAAGTGAAGGGTGTTGGGATATCAACTTCACCTACAGATATATCTGGAATACTTGCTGTTTGGCATAGAAAAGTAGTCTTAGGCGCTTTTTCAATCAAAAACTTAAAACCTATTGGAGACAAATAATTATTGTTTTTTATCTGTTGTTCATACCAATTGGCGGCCATGTCAACTTCCCAAGCTACTTATTATTTATTCAATAAAAAAGGGACCCCTCAGGGTCCCCAGAAGAATGTGAATGACTCACATTAGGTTGTCTACAAGTACACGTCTGTAGTATACGTTTGCGTTTGCGGTTAGAGCACCAGCACCCTGGGTTAGACCCTCTGCGAATGGGTTTGCAACCATTCCATAGCGGGTCTTGAAGCCGATCTTGGGTTGGAAAGTGTCCTGACCAACGGCACGTACCATCTGGAGAGGTACATATGGGCAATAGAAGAGACCTGCATCATAAGCAGACGAACCCTTATAACCCATCACGAAGAAGTGACGGTTGGATACGTTTGCTGAATAAGGATCAACATAAACCTTAATGCGACCGTTGAGGGTTCCAACTAGAGTTGAGGAAGTATCATCAACACCAGCAAGACCATTGTTGCCATTGAGACCTGGGGTGTAGTCAAGAACACCAGCCATGCCTAGAGCACTTGCAACGTCTGCAGAGCAGATGATGAAGTTGCCCTTGCCACGACGAGTCTGTTGACCGATGGCATTTGCTTCTCTTTCGATTTGGAAGAGTAGACCCTTGAACTTCTCTACGGACCAGCGACCGTTGGAGTCAACGTCGAGGTCGAAGATACCAGCAGTAGCAGTATTGTTCTGAGCACCAGGCTTAGCAATACGGTATACGGTACGAACGACTTCACGGTTGATCTCAGCAAGAACCTCAGTTGAGAGGATGTTCGCTAGTTCAGTTTCAGCATCAAGACCATGGACAGCCTTGAGGTCTTGTGCTAGTTCTAGCGAGTACTCTGCCTTGAGGGCACGTGACTTAGCGGTAACAGTGACCTTCTCGATTGAGAAGCCCATTTCACGGAAGTGATTACCTGCTCCATCACCAAGTGCTTCTGACTGAGCAGTCGTCATACCTTGACCACCTTGGGTATAGGTGCCGCTGTCATTTAGAAGACCAGGGTTAGTACCAGTCTGATCGTTAGAGGCAAGTGAATCACCACTGTTCTCTGATGAATGCTCGGTATCAACTTCGTTGAAGAAGGTTTCAGTAGCGCCAGCAGCGATATCGCGTGCAGTGCCTTGAGTTGAACGCATTGCGAAGATGAGTCCAGTAGGACCAGTCATTGGTTGAACACCGCAGATGTCATAAGCAATAAGCTTAGGCATCGAACGACGAATTAGTGAGATTAGAACTGGATCGAAACCTGCAACAGGACCTGTTGCTGTGCTGGAACCAGTGTATCCAGCGCCACCTAGTGAGTTGGTAGGTGCGGCTTCTGAGAGGAATCCACGCTCTTCGCGTAGGAAACGCTCTTGGTTTTCTAGCAGGACTGAGGTGACAGCTTTCTTGTAAGAATCCTGGATTGGTTCAGCATCCTTATGCTCAAGAATAGGTGCCCACTTTTCCTGCAGATGCTCGGATTGGAACATTTGCTTTCTCCTTGAAAAATGAGTTTTATTGTGTTAAATCAATAACAAATACGTAATTATTTATAATTTACTTACAATTTACGTTTGTTTATTTGGACCAGCGAGAAATAGCTTGCATGTAAGCAGACATTGTATCTCCAACGGGTTGTTCTACTGGAGTGTCCTCCGTTGCTGGGGCAGCTGCCCTTGCAAAATATGACTCCTTCAGAGTTTCGATTTTCTCACGAAAATCATCCTCTGTAGTGAACTCTACACCTTCAGATAGACCTTGTAGTTTATCTTTTTGTGTTTCAGCAAGTCCAACAGAAACTTCGCTCACGATCCCATTCTTAATATAACCACCAAGTTTCTTATGCATCTCAACGTTTACATCGATTTGCTCATTGAGCTTCGACTCCATAACATTGAGTTGTTCGGTCATCTCATTGACGATCTCGAACTGCTCTTCAGGAACTGAAAGATAGTTTTCGCTGAAGAGATTCTTTAGTCCGCTCATTAAGTTCTCAGCAATCTCGGTCTTAATGCCGTTATCAATTGCGAGAGCGTTTTCCTCGATCCACTTCTCAGCAACGAAAGTGAGATACGAGTCAATTTGCTCGGACATTTCTGTTTTAAATTCAGTAACAACTTCTTCGAATGCTTGCTCATATGCTTCTGCCATGAGTGCAACTTCTTCGTTAAGTTTTGCTGTTACTGCCGCTTCAAAGATGAGTCTTGCTTTATCTTTGAATTCTTCTGTAAGGTCTGAACCAGATACAAGAGCGTCAAGATCCTCGTCGAATGAATACTGAACAGTTTCTTGCTCTTCTTCGATGAGTTCTCCATCTTCTTCGGTCTCCTCAAATGTTGGTTTCTTGTTTAAAGAATCTTGAGTATCACCTGACGCTGCTGAAGGCTTATTTGAAGGAGCAGTTACACCCTTCATCTTTGCTGCGACTTTCTTACCGATTGATTCGGTGTCATCTGGCTTACCTGATGTTGGGGTAGGACCACCAATTTCTTCTGACTCATCATGCAAATCAGATCTTTCAGCGGGTTTAGCGCCCTTGGTTACTACGTTAGATCCCTCTTCAAGATCCATGTTTTCAATTTGTTCTGACATTAGAAGTACTCCTTGCCTATTGTTTTACGGATATTTCGTGTAATTATTTATATGTACAAATAATTAAAGACTTCTTAGGAACGCTGCGAAAGCTTTTACTTTGCGTTCTTGAAGATTATATTGAGTTGATTCGTCAATAGTTTTCTTAATTTTGTTAAGTTCAACTTCCTTAAGAAGACCACTGTCCCAAACCCACTCTTTACCTTCCATGATTCCTTCAACAAAAGCATCTGGAGCAGAAGGATCGGCTACGATATCAGCAGCAGTAGCAAGCATGAAATCTTCACCAACGTAGTTAATTCCATCTTTCTCGGTCATTGAACCAAGTCCTCTGGAAGAAACTCCGAGTTTAACTCCATCGTCTAGAAGACTCTTAGCAATTTTACCCATGGGGGTTTCTAAGAGTTTTGCTTTACCTATGAAGTTATTTCCTTCTCTCGAAAGAGAAAGGATTTTATGAGAAACACGATCTAGATTGATAGTAGGACCATCAGGATGACCGAGTTCCCCAAGAGCTCTGCCTGTTCCAACAAAGTTCTCATTATATTTAGTAACTTCACGTTCTAAAATATTTACGGGGTAATTTCTACCATTACGATTAGTTAGATCACCTTGAAGGAAAATACCCTCGATGTAGTAATTTTTCTTACCGTCCTTCTCTTCGGTAAGAACTTGAATATCTTCGATATTCTCTGTAATTAGTTTCATCATTCCTGTTCCTCTGGTTCTTCTTGGTTAAACATATTCTGTCCTACATCAACCTTTCTCTGTTGGATTAGGTCATATGCTTTAGACTG